AGCAATTTGGTTCTGCTTTTCATACTCGGCGATTCTGGCTTGCCACATGAAGGCGGCTGACCACTGCTCTAAGGTGGAGAGGTGAATCGTAGGCGGCTTTTCCCCTTTGGCCTGTTGATATTTCTCCGCCAACAATCGCAAGCTGCGCCCCGCACCGAGCAGGGCGTAATCATTCAGGGCAATGTTGGCCTTAAGGCTTTCGCCGTCAATTCTCGCTAAGGGAGTCATGGGAATTAGAAGTGAAAAGTGAGAAATAAGAAATGAGAAACGGGTTCTTACTTCTTATTTCTCACTTCTTATTTCTAATTTTAATCGTTGGCTAAAAGCTGCTTTGGCCTCACCACTGAGACCCATTCTGGATTCGTCAGGGTAGGGCAATTCCATTTCAAATTCAAGGCTCTCGGCTAAGGCGGCGGGGATAACGGGCTTGGGATTCCAAGCAATCGCCGTGACCACATTGCCCAAGTAATAGTCCACCCGCACCTCATCAAAGAAGAGGGCAAAGAGGTCATAAAACTCTTGGAGTGAGTGAAACTTTTGCGCTTTGGGTGAGCCAGTGGTTAGGTCGCCCAGCTTCACCCCTTCTTCATACGCCAACGCAAAACCATGCGCCTTGCCTGTGGTGTGATTCAGTACGCCCCGCCCCAAATAATGTTGCCAACCCGCCTGCGTATCGGCGTTGGCACTGCCATAAACCTTGCAGCCCTCATTGCATAGGGCCGCTAAAATGCGAATGACGTGGACGCGGTCTTCATAAAATGGTACGGAGTTTAGAACAGCCGAGATAAAAATACTGCTCCACTGCTTGCCAATGGCAACGGCCTGTAAAAATTCCCGATTCAGTTCAAGGCTAGCCGCTTTGTTAATTTTATCGCCGTCTTCAGCCTTCATGTGATACGGCTCAAACGCGTCAGCCTCAATCCCAAAGCGGCGCAGGTTTTTGACCTCTTTTAATCGCCCCGCGCCAAAATCTAAAACGCAAGTGCCATGCTGTTTTTCCCACGCCTTGCGCTGAATTAAGTTATCTAGCTTGAAAGTATTGGGGTGTTGTTGCGGATGCACCACAAAGGTAAAGCCATAGCCGAGATGATTGTTGGGTACAACGACCCGCGCCCGTCTAAAAGAGTTATGGCGCAGATAATCACCGTAACGGGCTTTAATGTCAAAGTCCATACTCAGCCAATTAAGCATGGCATGAGCAAACTGCGCCTGTAGCTCTGAGATAACAATAACCTCCACCTGCTTGGCCTCATTCTCGGCCCAATATTGCAGCCGACCAATGCCATTGACCACTTTGTAAGAGGGCGTGATGACCAACGGCATGATAATGCCCTTGCCCCGCATGACGGAGGCCATATTGCTGGCATATTGCACCCATTGGCCGCGATTGGCTTGCAATAAGGGCTTAATGTCCATCATTTGGGTGTGCAAGCAGGGGTAAAATTCAGGCGTGTCAGGTTGTAGGTCGGGCAATTGCGCCGCTAGATTAAAGATGTCACTACTTTGCAGATTAGCGGTCAACTGTTGCGAGGTATCTTGCACATCCATGTCATTCGTGCCGCGATTGAACATGATGTTAATGGCCTTGCGTTCATTGAGGATAATTTCCTGATTAAAGAAGCATATCGGGATTTGTTGCGCGCCCATGCGGGTGCTGACATGGTGGCGTTGGTGGCCGCTAAGTAGTTCGCCGTTTTTATCGGCATAGAGGGGCAGCAAAAAGCCCAGCTTGCGGAGGGACAGTTCAATCAAATCCAAGCGCATGGGGTCAGCTTGGCGCGGGTTGTAGGTGGAGGGTTTGACCGATTCAACGGGGTAAAGTTTAGGTGGGGCTATTTTCATTGTCTGAGACCCTCACCCTAACCCTCTCCCAGGAGGAGAGGGGATTTTGTTCCTTCTCCCTCTGGGAGAGGGGCAGGGGTGAGGGCGAGTCCTATTCGACGTAATATTTCTTGCTTAATGGCCTTTTCGCTAAAGCCTACTTCTTGGCGTAAATTCTCTAGCCATTCAAAATAGACGGCGCGCTCCACCTTGAATACAAAATTAGGGCCGATAATGGCGGTGGTATCGGCCTCCTCGATGTCATCGGCGATAACCTTTTTATTGACCTTTGCCAAATCATCCGCCCCATAACCCCATTCTTTCTGCGCCGATTCGCTGTCCATGTCCGCTAACAGCAGTGACAAACTGTCACCGTCAAGGCTAACGGGTAGGGCGTTGGCCTCCTGTAGATTGCCGAGCAGGGTATCATAGCGTTTGCGGTCATAGATAACGGCCACTTCAACGGCGGATAAACCCGCACCCGCCAGGGTTAGATTGTTGGCATCAACGGCGAAGGCTTCAGCTTCCGTTTGATTGGCTAAGTCGTTGCCAAATAGAATCGGCACGAGCCATGCGCCCTGCTCATCAACAGTTATGCCGTTGGGTGGTGCGCTCTTTTCGGCACACAATTCTTGCAGAGCTTCCAGCCGTCCATTGCCGCCGATAATCCCGCCATCACCTGCGGCGGAGGGGCTGGCCGCGTCAAATTTGGGCGGGTCTTGGAAACCATAACGGGTTAAGGCCGCTTTGATTTTGGGTAAGTCATGCTTTTTGGGGTTCTGTTGCCATTGCCAAGCCATCGCTTGGGTCAGGGGAATATATTTGAGTTCTAACATTTCACCGCCACCCACCCCGCAAAATTCATCCACCGCCAAAAGCAATCAATCTGCTTAAAGCCTGTTTGCGCCAACAATTGCTCATTCCAATCAGCCGTTACGGGAACTAACACACCCTCCAAACTGAGCCGCTTACGCTTAATTTGCTCTTGGCTATAACCGTTATCGGCCTTAAGGCCGTAATACAACTCCACCATGAGCGCGTCTAAATCCGCCGTTGCGCCCAACACTTTCTCCACCAAAATGAGCGCGCCGTTAGGGAGCAGGTGGTCATAGATATTTTTGAGGATTTTTTGACGGTATTCAATCGGGGTAAATTGCAATGTCAAAATAGAGAGGGTCACACTGGCCGCAGCAGGGGGATAATAGGTGCGTAAATCTTCTTGTTTGATTTGCACAATGCCCGTATCAATATAACCCTTAAATCGTTGGCGCGCCGCTTCCGCCATTGGCGGGGAGGTTTCTACGCCGATGAAGTGGTTATGCACGCCAAATCTTTCGACCAACGGGGCCATGGCCTCACCCCGACTACAGCCTAAATCAATGATACATGAGTCAGGTTGACGGTAGCGGTTGGCTAGGCTATAACATGCGTGGCGCATCGTTTCGTATTGGGGAATAGAACGAGCTAACATATCGTCAAAGACAGTGGCGACTTCATCATTGAATTGCCATTGGCCGTGGGGCATGGTTTGGTCATGGGGTGGCATGGAGTTTCTCCTCAACCGCCAAAATGCCCAGACGCGTTTTTAGCTCCGTGATGACGGCCTCTTTATCAAAATTAAGTTGTTGGCTTAGGGCTTCTGCCCACGCGAGATAGGCGGGCAAGGGGATTTTTTGGACGTACATGCCGATGGTGACGCGGGTGTGCGTTTTTTCAGCTTTATTGCCCTGCTCACCAAATATCATTTTGAGCAAGAGCGCAACATCGGCGGATTGAACAGTGACGGGGAGTTGTTCGGTCTGATTTAATTCAACGAGTAATTTAACATAATCACCCTCATGCCAAATTTGGCTGGTGTAGACGGCAGAGAAACCACCGCCACTTAGCACCAAATTGTTATGGTCAAGGGCGAAGGCTTCGGCAGCGGCTTGGCTGGCCAGGTCGTTGCCAAAGAGAATTGGCACGGCCCACGCTCCGTTTTCATCAACGGCAATGCCTTTGGGTGGAGCTTCGCCGTCACTATGCATGAGACGCAACGCATCAATGCGTCCATTGCCAAAGACTAGCCCGCCGAGCGTGCCGTCAAATTTGGGCAATAACTGAAAGCCATATCGCCGTAAAGAGGCGATAATCCCTGGCAAATCGTGCTTTTTGGGGTTGCGTTCCCATTGCTGAATGTCAGCTAAGGGAAGGTATTGGATTTTTAAGGTCATTACGTAATCCTGATAGTTTTTAGGGCAAAAAACACGGGGAAAATTATAGCACGTTGCTAATTGTTTGAATATAGGATATTTGGGCTAATTTTTTAGCGGTCAGTCGGTCAGCTAGTCAGGGTGTCAGCTTGTAAGTTTTTGCTGATAGTTGACTAGCTGACTAGCTGACTAGCTGACTGACTGAAAGACTAATGATAGATTACAACCAACGCGCCATTGCGCTTAATGAGAATATCAAATTAGGGCAACAACTAAAGACCACCGCGAGTGATATTCTCGGCTCTTTGGATATTCATCAAGCCGATGTCAAAGATTTAGCCACTTTGATTAAAGCGGCCACCGATGCGGCCACTAAAGGGGCGAAATTAGAGGTCGATTCTCGCCGAGAATTGGAGATATTGACCGTTAATTTAGCGTAAATTCGTATAGTTATTTGTGTAAACAGGAATTGATGGACTTCATGGACTCACATGGCTAAATTAAAGGCAAAAACTAAATTAGGGGCAAAAACTAAATTAACACACAAACTTATTGAGCAAATTGCTGATGGGGTGAGGCAATGCTTGCCCCCAACGGCGGCGGCGGCAGCCTGTGGAGTGCCGAAATCTACCTTTATGAGTTGGTTGAAGACAGGACGGGGTGAGCCAAGTGGCATTTATAGGGATTTGGTGGACGCGTTGGATTTAGCCACCGCGAAACCCCACACGAAATTAGTCAATGTCGTTTACACGAGTGCCATGCAAGGTGATACCAAAGATGCGAAGTGGCTACTAGAGCGAATGTTTCCTGAGCAATGGGGGGCCACCAAACAAATTGAACTCACTGGTTCAGCCACTCAGCCGATTCAATCCGTTCAGATGTCGCTAGACGATTGGGATAAGCAGCGGGCTAAACAACAAGCCGAACTGGAAAAGACTATGAGTTTGTTTGAGGAAGTCAGCTAGTCAGCCATCGGCTAGTCAGCTTTTAGCTGAACGCTGACCGACTGAACACTGACAAGCTGCTTATGAAACTCACCAAGCGCGCCCAATTTTTGGTGGATAACCTTGACCTCCCCGCCGCGTCAGGGGTTCAATCGGCGCAGTGGGAACATTTCCAAATTGCCCACTTGAACGATAACGGCTTATTTCGCATTGAAAATAAATCCCGTCAAATTGCCTGGTCATTTCTCTGTGCAATGGAG